ATATACCATTATATATATATATATATATATATATATAATTATATATATAATTATATAAAAATGAAATCCTTTGTTAAATATACTAAATCATTTTAAACGCAAACAATGAAGTTTTATAATTTTAGGTGCTATAACTACAAATTATAAAAACTATAAAAACTATAAAAACTATAAAAATTGAAATTAGTTTTACAAATAAACTATTATAATACAATACTATAGTGCTATAAGAGTATGAACAGCAACACTTCAACAAAGACATCCTTGACTAGGACTATCTGTAAACAATGTGAATCTAGTATTAACAATCACGCAACTCTATACAAAGGTTTCGATTGTTCCTTTTGTAGTAATTATTGTAGAACAATCTTTTCAACGCAAATATTAAAAAAAGATTCTAGTCTAATACAGCACGAACTTTGGTTTAAATGATAAAAATATCGTCGCAACGCTCATATCAACTTCTAGATTCATTTTTTTCTTTTTTTTTGTCAACTATAATAAGTTAAAATTCAAATTTATTTAAAGTATTAAAGTATAAAATGAGTTTTATATTATTTTATAGTAATTATTGCAAAAATTGCTCTTGTATCTTACAAAAAATAGCAACTTCAAATGTTAAAAATGATATTCATTTTATAAGTATTGACAATCGAATTAAAAAAAAAGATGGCTCAACCTATGTGATATTAAAAAATCAAAAAGAAATTATTTTACCCCATAATGTTGATCGGGTTCCAGCATTACTATTATTAAATAGAGGTAATCAAGTATTGTTTGGAAATTCAATATTAGAACATTTAGTTCCAATTAAAAGTGGAATTGAACAAAGAACAACCAATCAAGAACCAAGCGCTTTTTCGTTAACTGATGTGAATTGTTTTGGGGTTATGTCAGATAATTATAGTTTTTTAGACCAATCCTCAGAAGAGCTATCCGCAAAAGGAACGGGTGGCATGCGACAACTACGAAATAATGTTTCATGGGAATACAATGATACAATTGAAACCCCACCCGAAGACTATATTCCAAATAAAGTAGGAGAAGTCTCTCTAGAACAATTAAAACAGCAGAGGGAATTGTCTATCAAATAATTAAAAAATAGTTAATAATTAGTTAATAAATATATATAAAGAAAAAGTATAATTATTATAATAAATGAGTTCTCAAGACATATTAAGTGCTTTTAATAATCATCTTACTGAATTATTTGAGGCGTTAATAGAGATTTTTCCAAAAGACAATACACTTAAAATAGCAAATAGTTCAATCTTGGCGTTACGCAGAGCGAATCCAAAAATTATATTACCAATATGGAAAACCTATATATTAGATAAGTATGAGGCGGTGATTATGTCAGGAGATATTAATTTTTTTTTAGAAACCGATTGGGTAAACTCTTTTACGGATGAATCCTCTATAAAATTAATTTTAGAGAAAATTGCCGTCGTGAAAGAAACTTTAAAAGTGTTAAATAACGATGATTTAGAAAAAACCATTTTGTATGTACAAAATTTAACTAAATTATGTAAACTTTATTACCTGTCTAAATAAAATGATTTAATACTATTATTTTTATTATAATAGTATTAATACTATTTTTATCAATTTATCATTTTTTTTAGGATGGTTCACTTTCAGAAATAATAGAAACCATTTTAGGTTTCTTTTGTTTACGTTTGTTACGTTTTTGCTCTGGTTTTTGCTCTGGTTTTGATTTTTCAGCTTGTTCGCCAAGTGAATATAATAATTCTTGCATTCCAAAATCATTTATACCCAAGTCTTTAATTGTTCCTTCAATTTCTTGTTTTGCTCCCTGCTTTTCTTTTTCTTTATTGCGATTTTTCTCTAATTTATTTAGCATTTTTTCTTTCATTTTTGCTTTATTTAAATTTTTTTCTAATTCTCTATTTAACGCCCCCATATCGACTTTACCACCTTTGCCACCCATTCCAGGTATACCCATTTTTGAAAATAAGGATTCTAAATTATTCATCCCTGGCATATTTTTCATATTGGCAACAAAATCAGTCGCTTCTTGCATTAGCTCGCTTTCTTTAATTTCACCGCTTTTAATTTTACTATCTAATTTTGAACCAACATTTTTAACCAAGTTTAATAATTTAGTAGGATTTTTGAATAACTTACTAAACACATCATTAATTGAAGACTGGTCTGTCATATTAATATCTAAATCTTCGGCCGTTTCTTCCGCAATCTCTTTTGCCAAAGAACCAATTTTACCTTCCATCATTTGATTGATATGATTGTGTAAGTCTTCCGCATTAGGCAATTCCATGTCTTCCTCTTCAACTTCACCTTCGTTTTTACCTTCGTTTTTACCTTCGTTTGTTGTTTTCTTTTTATTGGCTCCTTGCGTTGAAGTTGACATATTTTTTTTAAAAATGGTTTCCATTTCTGATAAGGACTCTGCTATTTTTTTTTTAAATTCATCGTTATTAATGGCTTCAAATAATTGAGCACTATCACCAAAGGTATCTTTTGTATTCACATCAGCAACCACAATAAATAAAAGTAATTTTAAATAATTCCAAATTGTAGAACGCGTTGTATCAGTAATATCGCTCTTCCATAAGTCTATAAAATTTATATTTGGTAATAGGAAAAGTTCTGTTTCTTTATTAAAAAGTTCATTATTTTCATATAAAATAAAGAAAAAATATTGCGGAAAGGTTTTTTTACAATGATGATAAATTGTTTTAATCAAAGTCTCCAACTGCTCTTTGCTGTCCATATCCTCATCGTTAGTGATTCTATTCTTTAGTTCTTTTATCGGATTCTCTGTTTTGTCTATTATGTCGGGAAAGGTTGTAAGCAAATCATCCGCAAAATCACAAATAACTTTAGTAAATTCCTCAGTAATTTTAACGTCTGTGGTCTCAGTGGTCTCCGAGGTCTTCATGGTCTCAGGAGTCTCAGGCGTCTCAGGTGTTTCCGTGGTCTCAAGCGTCTCTTTTGACTTTCTATTCTTTTTTTTTTTATCCATTTCAGTAATTATAGTAGTTAAAGAATTATATTTAAATTATTAAATTATTAAATTATTAAATAATTATTAAATAATTTATTTAATAATTAATTAAGTATTAACTATATATAAATGACAATACAATTTTGGTTAAAAGACCCAACCATATTATTAAAAGATAGTATGGAACTATGGCCAAAGTCATCAATGACAATGGAAGAAAAATTAAACGCAATCACACGACTTGTTCTTTTATTAATTGTGATTGGTCTATTAATAACACAGAATTTACATATCCTATGGTTAGGAATCATTACAATTCTAATAATTATATTATTATACTACAATAATCATAAAGAAAATTTTTCAAACATAGAAGACATAGAAACGAATTATACCGCAAATCAAGACTCTTATCAAGTTCCTAAAACAAATAATCCCTTAATGAATATAGTCTTACCGCAAATTCATTATGAACCGAAAAGAAAACCAGCAGCTCCCTCTTACTTACCAGAAGTAACTACAAAAATCGACAATAGTGTAAAAGATTTTATCTCACAACAATTTAAAGACCCGACCATTAAAAATAAATTATTTTCAAATTTAGGAGATGAATTTAACTTTACTAAGTCCATGATTCAATATAATACTATGCCAAACACTCAAGTTCCAAGTGACCAAAAAGGATTCTTACAATATTTATATGGAAGTATGATTTCAGGCAAAGAAGGCAATCCTATTGCCTTATATAGAAATAATAGTGGTTCCTATGATTATACAAATCCATAATTAGCACAAATTAGTTTATTAGTTTAGTTTATTAGTTTATTATTTTAGTTTATTATTTTAGTTTATTATTTTAGTTTATTATTTTAGTTTATTATTTTATTATATTATTTTATTATATACTAGAATGAATCATTCTACAGCAATTGATCGATTATTTGATAGCACATCAAGAATTGGTAATGATGTATGTGATTTAACAAATCGAAATAAAGTAAATATTGCAAGTGCAAATTATATGTTAGAAAATTATGCATCCGCAAATCCAATTACAGAAGCCTTTAAAATCGCATTTAAAAATCCAAATATAATATTAAATGGAAGTCCAAATGGCGGATTTAGCAGTGACCATGTTGATGAAAACAATGTATTAACTTTTGGACAAGGAACAAATTTAAGAGAGAAAGAATTAATACAACAGAGAATCTTTAATACAATTCCATTTTTAGGAAAAGGAGAAGTAAATGTTCCTTTAGAAAATACACTGCGAGGCGGTATTTATAATTATTACTCTAAAAGTACGGATTCCATGTCTGAAGTTACTAATTTTGATCTTACCTATATCCCATTAATTCCTGCCCTTAAAACCGAATTGACAAATCCAGCGAATTTTATTGAGAACTCCGCAAATGATGGTTGGATAAGAGGCGGCGTCCCTTCAAGATTATTGGCGAGAGAAGAAGTAAATTAATAACTTAGTAACTTAGTAACTCAGTAAATTAGTATATAAAACAATTTATAGTAATTGTTTTATACTATAGTATGGTATAGTATGGTTTCTTATTGTACGGATTTTTTGTGTACTTATCAGCTTATAGAAGATGCTGATGATTCTGATAATTTATTTAGAGTTCAATTTTTACAAGCATTTAATGCTGATTCAAAGGATTCTCTTGACACCATTTTCAATACTATTAATACTACTACAAATGCTTTATATGACTTATATAAAAAGAATGAACAAATTCAAAACTTACTTCACACCATTAAACTTTCAAATAACACGATGAGTACATTTGCGGGGGATGAAGAAAATGAGTTTTTAAATTTTCAATTCTGTTTTAGTTATTCTTATTTTTATGTAACGCATAAAATTTTATGTTCTTTAATAAATACTACACGGGATGAATAGTTGCATACTTTGTTTAGAACTATCTGATAAATTAATTGAATTGAACCATTGTGGAACCTATTATATTCATAGTTCATGTCACAAAAAATGGCTTAGTAAAAATAATACATGTATTATATGTAGACAAATAGTTACGCCTCCTATAACAAAAAATCTATCAATGTATTACTTTATAGTATTTAAAGTGTATTATATTCTTACAATTTTTGGATGTTTTGGATGTTTTGGAATGATGATTTATATTTTTGTAACGTGCGACGTTAAGAGCCCTTATTGTAAACTATTTTAATGAAGGATTTAAATTTTATCGTAATGCTCGATTTTAATATCTATCTATATACTATTACTATGTTTTGTGAATTTGTACAAGGGATGGAACCAAATGCTTGTAAAAAAATTGGGCCTACAGGAAGTACAAGGGATAAAAATAGTAGAGAAAATTATTGTTTAGAACAACAAGGAATCCATAAAATTATGAATCATCGACTCTATTATCATGGCGGAAATGGAGAAGCTTATAGTCCAGCTCTTCCAAATTATATTAATCCTAGCAGGCTACCCGCCAGTTTATTTTCATTTAATGCTGTAGACATTGAATCTTCTTTATTCAATATTGGCGCAAATAATTTAGTAGAACCAAGCAACGAGTTTACACCAAGTTTGAAACCTAAGTTAGCAGAAATTAATTTTTTTGAACCTACAAAACTCATTAAGGATGCTATGTTCATACCATTAACAAATCAAAGACCCATTATTTTTTAAGAAGCTATAACGCCATAAAGTTATAATTTAAGAGAATTTTAACTTTGTTATACAATACTTTGTTATACAATACTATATTATATTATACTATACTATAGTATGGCATTTTCAAGAGATGATGAAGCAACCATAAAATGTAAATTACTTTCAAGTAGCAATAGTTTAAATTATATGTTAAATGTTCCAGGCAATGGTTCACACCCATCTTTTTTAACTGATCCACACATTCGATTACAAAAATTTGGTGGAAACATTGGAAGAAACATTGTGGATCTTAATAGTAGTTTATTAGGGATTAATAAAAATTTAACAAAGCATGATTTTATTTTAAATTCAAGAGATCCACAGATTCAAACCGAATTTATTAAAAATGACTATCCAACCATTGAGTTTTCAATCACCGATCAAGCAAGAGCCGTTATGCCTGCTTGGCAATTAAAAGATTTAGAAAGAACCAATTGGTCGCATCCTTTACACGACTATCAGGCTCATTTTCAAAAAGAATTTGCAAGCAATATTGATACACGATTACATAGTAAGGATAGCTTTAGTCGATCGTAATCAATATTAAAATATATATATAAAATATTATAGTTTATATATAATGGCGGCGATTGCTCTACCTATTTTAGCACTTGGTGGTATCTATATATATAGTAACTCTTATAAAAACAACAATAAAGAAAATAAAGACAAGAAAGACAAAAAAGACAAAAAAGAAGGATATCAGAATTTAAATAGAGGAACTACTTTAACAAATACCACACTTCAAGACATAAATTATCCCACAGAATCCAAGACAATTAATCTAAACAATGAGAATTCAGTTAGACAATACAATCCAAGTCAAACAAATAACGTTTTTTTTAATAGACCTAACACAACTAGTAACGCAACAAATGGTATACAAAGTTTATCGGGCGAACTTTTAAGCGATAAAGAGTTTACCCATAAAAATATGGTACCTTTTTTTGGTTCAAAAGTGACACAAAATAGTGTTGAAAATACACCCTATATGTTAGATACTATGACGGGGTCTGGAAGCCAAACCATTAAAAAAATAGAAACCGCACCATTGTTTAAGCCAGAAACTAATATTCAATACGCACATGGAGCACCAAATCAAACCGACTTCATACGATCAAGACAAGTTCCTTCCCAAAAATATGCGAATGTGCTCCCTTGGCAACAAGAGAGAGTCGGTCCAGGATTGGGACTTGGATATACAAATGAAGGAGAAGGAGGGTTTAATGCTGGAATGCTTAATCGGAATTCATGGATGCCTCCATCCGTAGATGAGTTAAGAACAATCACAAATCCAAAAATAAGCTATACATTGAATGGACATGAAGGTGCTCCAAGTAATATAATTAAGAATCTAGGCACTATAGGCAATGTTGAAAAAAATAGACCAGACCAAGCATATTCTATGGGACCAGAACATTGGTTTACAACTACAGGGAATTCAATTGGACAAACCGCACAACCGCAACAAATGCTGCCTGATACAAATAACTTATCGAAAGAATATTTTGGGTCTGGCACAAATACCACAAATCAAGGGATTTACACCAAATCAATTTATGAAGAAAGCCATAAAACGGAGGCTTCCCGCCCCGTAAATTTAAATCCAGCGGTTTCATTAGGTCAAAATAGTATGTCCGACAATGACTATGGTGTAAAAGGGTTTACTATTTTAAATAATAATCGAAGTGAGAACATAAAACATGGCAGTCATAACGACTTTGGAAACGTAACAAGCTTTGTGAAAGGCATGTTTGCCCCAATCTTAGACGTAATCAAACCAACCAGAAAAGAAGACGTAATTCATAATGCGAATCAATTGGGCAATGTTCAATGTAATGTTCCAAAACTACCACTTACAAATCCAAGTGACCGATTAAAAACAACCACAAAAGAAACAACCATTGACAAAGTAGGATTAAATTATTTAAATGTATCTCATATTAATACCCCTGGCGGAGCCTATGAACATTCTACGTTATCGGCAAAATCACAGCAACGTAACTTTGGCGATTCATCAAGTTCTGGTAATATAGGAAATACAAGTGCTACAAATGCGCAAATGGATATCACCGCATGGAGCAACCAACATAATAATGTGAATAAAACATATGAAAATTGGCCTATGGCTGGGGGAACCCAACTCTATAGCGGAAGTATGAACATGAATATAAATCGTAGAGACAATGATCGTGTAAATAATCGATTGACGGCAGACGATTTTATTAGAAATGTTCCTGTTGACAATTCACTTGTAATTCCATCGATTGAATCTGTTGGACAAATTAATATTCCACAACAATACAACTCAGGAATAAATGTAGACCGAATGGATCCTAGTTTATTACAAGCATTTAAATCAAATCCATATACAAAATCGTTGAATAGTTATTAAAAGTATATATTTAAACATAAAGTAATACCTAGTATATAATAAATAATAAATAATAACTAAGTATGACAGAAATGCTTACTATACATACATCAATTACAGACAAGTTAGACTATTTTATTAACACTAAAAAAATTCCTAATATATTGTTTCATGGCCCAAGTGGTTCAGGAAAAAGAACATTAATTATAAATTTTATCGATAAAATTTATAGCAGCAAAGAACTAAAGCAAAAGTATGTTTTATTTATTAATTGCGCACAAGGAAAAGGTATTAAATTTATTAGAGAAGATTTAAAGTTTTTTGCGAAAACAAATATTCATTCGCAAAATGGAGTCTTATTTAAAACCATAATTTTATCAAATGCTGATAAACTGACCATTGATGCGCAGTCTGCTTTGCGAAGATGTATTGAACTCTTTAGTCATTCTACTCGATTTTTTATAATTGTAGAAGATAAATATAAATTATTAAATCCAATTTTATCTCGTTTTTCAGAAATTTATGTTCCTTTACCAATTCTAAATAAGAAACCCACGAATTTACATACTTATAATATAAATAAAAATAAAATTCACGAGATTCAAAATGAAACGTCAAAACTAAAAGTATTTATTAAAAAACATTTAGAGATGATGGATAGTCCAGAAAAAATATATTCTCTCGCGGATGTTTTCTATAACAAAGGAATTAGCGGCAATGATTTAATTCATTATATTGCGAATACCTTTGTCAATAGTCACTATAAATTTAAACTTTTAACCGCACTTCAAAAGTCTAAAGTAGAAATTCATAATGAATTTATGACAATTTTATTTATATTGAATTTAATGGTTTATCGTTGTGATGAGGATTTAGAAAATATTTTAACTATATAAATGGATGATTATTCTCTGGCAAGCTTAACGGAATCAAAAAACGAATGGTGTGCGAGGTTAGTTTCCCTTTTAACGCACCATATTATTATTGGTATGGATTCTATCTTTAAGGAAGCATTAACCATTTGTATTAATGAAAAAGAAGAAAATAAATATTTAATGACCTTTCAAAATTTATTATGTGCCATACCCAACTGGAATCCTACTATAATAGAACAAGAAACAAAACGAATTGAAACAAATAGTGGGTGTACCTATTTAGAAGATTTAATAACGTGTGTTCATATTATTCAATTAAAAGCACTTACGTGTATTCGTGTTGGACAAAAGTCGAAAAAAATAGACATTAACATTCCATCTGTAAATACTTTTATTCATACAATCTACATTAATGTCGCACGTAAATTATATACAAATGTGTATTTATATGAAAAAGACTTGTATCCATTACAAATTCAAAAAAATAAACACGAAATTGAATTTTTAGTAAAGGAAGCTATCCTATTGACCATCAGAGACAATATTCCTGTTGAAAAAATTTTACAATCTTATATGGAAGAAAGCGAAGAAGTAGAAGTTACAAATGCTCCAGTTGTAAGTAACATTGAGCCAAATAGTGCGAATAGCACCGCAAATAGCACCGCAAACCAGTCTCCCATACCAGTCAATCCGTCTGCCATGCCAGTCGATTTATCGGTGAATCCAATATTAACGGACAATAAATTAGAAACGTATGCTGCTAATTTAAAAAATGAATTATTGCCGAACCTAACCACGAATACAAGTCCAATGAGTCAGCCGTCTACTTCTTCTGAGAAATTAAAAATAAATTTTGTAGATAAAGATATTGTATTTCAAGAGAATGGTGTTCAACAAGAAGTCATTGCTCCAAAAGATTTGAACACATTACAACAGCTTGCGAATGAAAAGAAACTAAAAGAAGCCAATGAAAAAAGTTATGACGATGATGAAGGTAAAATAACCTTGGGTTCTGCAATTGATTTAAATTTAAACATTGTCGAATTATAATTCGTTAATAAAATCAAAACATAATACTTTCATATATATATATAAAATTATGGACTATATTTATTATGCCGCAATAATTTCAATTGTATTTATTATTATTAAATTTTTAGAAACTAGAATTATACTAAAAGAAAAAATAAATTTAAAACAATTAGTGATTGATGGTTTATTGGTGTATTTAAGCGTTATTCTCGGATATTTTATCAATGAACAATTTATGGAACAAACAAAAAATTTAGCACAAGCTCCCGTATTCATTGATAGTCCTAAATTTTAAAAATGGTAAATTTATGTTATTATGTCATTATGTCATATATACTATAGTATATTTACGTATAATATATTATAGTATAGTATAAAAGAGAGATCAATGAGCGATTCTTTAAAATTACATCAGCAATTATTTATTGTAATTGTCTATTTATCATGGATCTTAGTTATCATACTTTCTATTTTGCGTAACAACAATTTATTAGTATTGTCGTTTATAAAAGAAAATTCAATTCTCTTGACCAATCTGTTATATAAAATCGAAGTCCTTGTTAAAGAATATAACGTTGAAACAATTGTATTTATATTTGAACAATTTCTTAAAATTTATATTGGTGTGTTATTAATTTATAAGTTTAATCCTTGGACGGGTAGTTACAAAAATTTTAAACAATTTGATCAAAAACTAGCATGGCATGCTGGTATATTTTTATTAATTTCAACCATCTTGACCAGCATTTTGAAAAACTATTTACTTACATTAGAGACTACCTTGTCTAGTAGTATTCTTCGTAAATAAACGATTATTCATCTAAGTTAATCTTATCTATATTCATGATTAATGTTCCTGATTTAATTTCTTTTTTAGGAATAAGAAACTTATTGAATAATTTATTTTCTAATACTTTGTGCGGCAAATGAGTATGAACTTTTCTTGCAATCATTTTATATAATTTAAAGTCTGGATATCTCTCTTGGTTATTATTTTTATAAAGCATATTTTTTCCTTCGTCGTCTAAACACCAATCCATTATGATTTTATGAATTGGACACATTTTTTCTTTGTCATCATATTTATCAATAATAAAATCATAAATAGAACATCCTAATCTACACAGGTCAAAGCTCATGTTTGGTTCCACAATTTGTTTACTGCTATTATAATAGGGCGGACTATTATATTGGGTAGCAGCATCACCTTCTTTATGAAAACTATCACTATACATTACTTGTCCTTTATATTCATAGATGGCTCTTCCAAAATCAATAATCTTAAAAATTTTTCCGTAGGTTGGAATCTTATAATGTCTCTCATTGAATTTATAATACAAATATTTCTTTTCCGTTTTAATATACATTATATTATTTGTATGTAGATCATTATGAGTAAATTTAAATAATTTTTGATAAGTAATAAGTATCATTAATATTTGAAGAACTATACAAGTTAATTCATGAGTATCTATTTTATCATTTAATAATAAATCGTCAAATGTATTGTCGCAACATTCAATCGTTATTATAGTTACTGGAAATTCTTTCACGGAAACCATTATATCATTCATTTGATCGGAGGAGCAATCGGAGGAACCAGACGTGCTATCCTGTTCGCCCTCCTCACCATCCTCGTCCTCCTCGCAATCTTCGTCTTCGCTGTCTTCATCATCCTCTTCTTCGTCCTCATCATCCTCATTAGAATTAGAAGAACGTGACGAGATATCAGAACCACTTTCTTCCACACAAATACTTTTATTTTTCATAACTGGCTCCATTACTGGCTCCATTACTGGCTCCATTACTGGCTCCATTACTGGCTCCATTACTGGCTCCATTACTGGCTCCAGTGTCGGCTCCAGAGTCGGCTCCATTGTCGGTTCCAAAATTTCTATGTCTAATGGTACATCACAATCCTTTTCAAAAAGGATTGCTTTTTTATTTCTTCTTGATTTGTCATTAAATAATAATTCATGTTCACTATTAATAAATTTGTAGAGATGTTTATTTTCATAAAAAAAGTCACTATTAAATAACATTTCTAAATCATCGCTAATATCAATATTATATTCATTTTTAATTCCTAAAAAAGAACCATAGAAATTAACTCCATGTAAAAAATCTTTGTAATGTAATAATTGACTTGATAAATATAAGAAAAAACTATCAACATAAGCGGCATTATTTGGACAATCTAGTTTTTCAAACTTTGAAGCAGTCTCAAAGGTTGGTAATTCAAAAGTGTTAACTTTGTATTTTCCTGCTAAGAACTTAAATGGGTCTAATAAGGGAGCATATTTTATAAAAATGGTAGTGTCACGAATTGTTTGGTCGCTAGTATCATGAATGGTTCCTTTATATTTATTTTCAGTAAGTTTTTCGGTGATCGAATTCACATGAAATTTATGATTTAAGTTAATACCATTATAATTGGACTGCGATAATTTAAAAAAATTATTGTATAATGGAATGTAATTTTGACACTTTTTTGCATTTACTAACTTGCTAGATTCAAACTCCTGAAATAAATCAGCATTTTGTACTTTTCTATAGGTAATATTCATTTAGCTTAATAAAATACTTTATTTTTATTTTTTAAACTTAATAGTTTAAAACTATCAAATTAGCGTAATTAGCGTAATTAGCGTAATTAGCGTAATTAGCGTAATTAGCGTAATTAGCGTAATTAGCGTAATTAGCGTAAATACTATTATTTTTATTTCTAAAAGATTAATAAATGACGTTACAATTAAAAAAATTTGATATGAAAAGTATTAGTTTTAGACCAGATGAAACAAAAGGTCCGGTCATTGTTCTTATTGGTCGGCGTGACACTGGTAAATCGTTTTTAGTAAGAGATTTATTATTTTATCATCAAGATATTCCAATTGGTACAGTAATCTCAGGGACGGAAGCTGGAAATGGGTTTTATAGTTCGCATATTCCAAAATTATTCATTCATGATGAATATAATATACTTATTATTGAAAATATATTAAAGCGGCAGAAAACTGTTCTAAAACAAATTAAAAAAGATATGGAAGTATATAAAAAAAGTACGATTGACCCAAGAGCATTTGTTATCTTAGATGATTGCTTGTTCGACGACCGATGGACGAGAGATAAGATGATGCGTTTGCTTTTTATGAATGGTCGCCATTGGAAAATTATGTTAATTATTACTATGCAATATCCTTTAGGTATTCCGCCAACCTTAAGAACAAATATTGATTATGTTTTTATATTAAGAGAACCTTACATTGCGAATCGGAGACGAATTTATGAAAATTATGCTGGTATGTTTCCAACCTTTGAATCTTTTTGTCAAGTAATGGACCAGTGTACAGAAAACTTTGAATGTTTAGTGATTAACAATAATGTTAAATCTAATAAATTACAAGATCAGATTTTTTGGTATAAAGCAGAATCTCATAAAGATTTTAAGCTTGGTTCCCGTGAGTTTTGGGAAATATCAAGAAACATTGTTTCTGATGATGAAGAGGACGTCTATGACCCAAATAAAGGAGTAAGAAGAAATGGACAAAAAATTAATGTTAAAAAAAATAAATGGTAAAATAAAATAACTGGTAAAATAAAATAACTGGTAAAATAAAATAACTGGTAAAATAAAATAACTGGTAAAATAAAATAACTGGTAAAATAAAATAACTGGTAAAAAACATTCTTTAATTTTCTACTCTCTATAGTATATAAACAATGACCACGTTATTAGAGTTAAGAAAAAATAAATTTAAATTAGAATTAGCTAAATTAGATGAGTATTATATTATAAATTATAACAAGATTTTAACGAGTCCAATAGGTAAACTACTACAAAAAATTCAACTGAATACATTAAAGGAAAATTATACTAAGAAAAAAATACAACTTATGAATTACAACAATTATAAACTTAATGAGATTACAAAACAAAACCAATTAACGCATACAATTGGGTTTATAATATTAAGGCATGTAACGAATGAGGTAGTCAATCAGTATTGGATTAAAAGTTATAATGCAATTCGAAAATACTATCCCGAAAATCACATTCTTATTATTGATGATAATAGTGATTATAATTTTATAACTGAGGAGCCGTTGTATAATACAACCATTATAAAAAGCGACTATCCAAAACGAGGGGAACTATTGCCGTATTATTATTTTTTACATAATAAACTATTTGATATTGCAGTAATAATTCATGATTCTGTATTTATAAATGATTATATAGATTTTAGTGTAGACAACTATAAATTTATATGGGAGTTTGAACATGATTATGACAATGTCAAAGAGGAATCAAGAATTATAGCTATGCTTGATAATCCAGAATTAACTAACTTTTATAATAACAAAGAAGTATGGAAAGGGTGCTTTGGTGGTATGTCTATTATTAGTCACGATTATTTAACTCACATTAATAATAAATATGATATCAGTAAATTATTAGACTATATATTATGTAGAGAAGATCGTAAGTCATTCGAAAGAATTATTGCTTGTATGTTACAAAAAGAAGGCACCCAAAAAACACTACTAGGAAATATACAAAAGTATTGTGAATGGGAACTAAGTATTAATAATATTCACAAGTATCAACATTTACCAATTATAAAAGTTTGGACTGGTAGATAATTATTATTTATATAAATAATTATATAAATAATAATTATATAAAACTATAAAACTATATAAATATTTATATAGTTATTATTTATATATGAGTTTAGATACAATTGTTAATAATTCATTAACTGACAAAAATACTGGTCATTCTTACTTGCCTCTTTATCAAACATTATTAGAGAAAAAAAAAGAAACCGCCAAAAATGTGTTAGAAGTGGGAATTGGAGATTTTGGTGCTAAAAATGGAGGCAGTATAAAGTTATGGAGGGATTTTTTTACAAATGCAACCATTTATGGATTAGATATACTTCCAATCGATCGAGTAATTGATGAATTATTAAATGATGAGAGAGTTGTTTTATACACTTCTATTGATGCCTACAATGAAGATTTTTTTAAACTTAATTTTTTAAATGAAAACATAAAATGTGATTTTATGTTAGACGATGGACCCCATTCATTAGAAAGTATGATAACCTTTATCAAGTTATATTCACAAATAATGACTGATGATGGAATATTAATCATTGAAGACGTTCAATCGTTTGATTGGCTTGATACACTTAAGGCTGCCGTTCCAGAACATTTAAAACCATTTATTAAAATTTATGATTTAAGACATATTAAAGGGCGATATGACGATATCGTTTTTACAATTGACAAATTAAATACTTAACTACTTAACTACTTAACTTTGCGGGTTGGTCCATTGTTATAAAACCAATCACTAAAGTAAAATTGAGTATAGGGTTGTGACCCATTTTTAATTAAATCATTTAAGGAACTTTCTCGATCATAGTCATTCGATCCGCCATCCATTCTATAAAACAATAAGTGTGTTGTCAAATCACAACTTACCATATCAATATACCCCATGCCCGCATATTTATAACCAATATCAAACACATTGGTTTGTCCTTTACTACAAAGAAACGCATAACGTTC